AATCACCGACAACAGACAGAACATAAAACAACCAAAACCATTCATTTCTTACCTCGCTTCAATTGTGCACGTTTCATTTGACGAACAACAAACTTCTCGACGATTTCCAAAAGCATCTCATATTCCTGAACTGTATCACAATATACAACATTGCACTTAAAAATCAAATAAAATGGATACTTTTCTACCATTTCATCATCAAAATATTTCTTATTTATAAATCCAACCATATCAACACCTTACAAATTATCGCGACACTAAACGTCACAATACGTCATTATGTGACACCAATCTCTCCGTTTGGTGTCAGTCCGACCAGTTACATCAAGTAGAGTAACTGGTCGGACTGTCTTTTTATCCCTTAGCGACTTCCTCTTTTACGACTTCTGAACTTACTTCCGGTTTTAAGGGCATTTCCGGCGTTTCTGCCGAAGGTTTACTAAAGAGCCCAAGCTCTATAGCCTCTTCCTTATTTTCAGGACGTGAGAGCCACTGCAAGAGCTCCGCAGGGTCATTACCAAAGCGGGCACGAAGCCGAGACGGTAATTCCATGAACATCTCCTGTGCATCGATCACCGCCTGCTGATGATCACGGAAATCACCGAGTTCGCTGAAATCATCAAACATTGGCTTGCGCGTAGTCTGAGTCAACGGGTCAACCAACACACCTGTCTTTTGGTAACGAGCCATAATATTGTTGATATCGGCTTCGTCCTTAAACTGCTGCTGAGTCATTGACGGCTCATCATTTTTGTAACCGGGATTAGGCGGCAAATGATAGCGAGAATAAATCATAGGTGTTTTAAGCAACATAATAATCTCCTTTCAAAGTTTATCCGCAAATACATTCATAAGAATTATTGGGATAGGGATATACTTTTTTTGGTTGAGCAGGCCGGACTTCGTCCGTCGAGAGCGTCGCTACCGCTCCTTTTCCGGCACTACGTGCCTTGTCTTCCGGGGGGATACCCCCCGACAGCTCGCCCCCCTGCGGCCGAGCAAAGTCGCAACCTTGTGCAACAACAGTCGGCAGATCAAGACTCGCGAACTTACCAGTCTCATCGTCGAAAGAACCAACACAATAAAGTGCAAAATCCTCCGGATAACGTCCGATCATCGTCTGCCGATCAGAACACAATGTCTGAAAATCACGGACAGCCTGTCCATCACGCAGGTAAAAGACCGGATTATTATACAGTCCAGCCTTACGATCAACAATACAATACGCAAATTTAATCATCACACAACTCCTTCAATGGGTCTTTTCAATTTTTTAATCTGCAAGAGCTTTACTTTCTCTTGCACTTCTAAAGGTCTAATCCATGGGACTATTTTTCCAGTCGCTTCAAGATATTCGAGAGACTGGTCTGGATAGTACTCCAAGGCACTTTTCCGATGAGCACAACGCACTTGATCAACATGCTGCATATATTCTTTATTACGCTCAAAACTCTCCTCCTTTCTTTTCGCTTTAATTTCTTCCAATTTATCATGATCAATCTCATCAAAAATACGATCATAATACTTAGCAGGACGACATTTGACACCACCAAGTAAGACAACATGATCATAATTATACACGTCATCCTTATACTTAAGTATCCAATCACCAGCAATCCCGGGACGGCGAGACATAGTGACATATTCGGGCACTCGACCATCATAATACTGTTCTGCCTTATCTCCTGTCTGTTTTTTCATGATGTAACGGGCTACATAAGCGCAAGAATCGAAAGTCACCGAACCGATACCTGAATAACCGTATGGCCACAGCCGTTCCAGTGTTGGACTTCGATAAATCCTGAATCCATGATTAACGGAATGCAACCGTTTGTCAGGAAAATCAAAACCAAAAATAATAGCGTGATGATGAGGCCTTTGATTAAGCTCACCGTACTCGCCACAATGAAAAAATCGAATCTTTTCATCCCTGTAACACTTTCGAAACCGTTTCATGAAATTGACAAAATCGCTGGGAACCAACGTGTAATCGCGTCCGAAACTCTCAAATCTGGAACTATCATACGTCAACGTAAGAAAGCAATTATCCTCGTGTAACTGCGACTCATGAACACATCTCATAGCCCAAACTCGCGATCGTTCCAACCGACAACCAATACATTGGCCGCATGGTATTTTTACTTCCTCGGCTTTATACGACCGGGGAAGATGAAATATCAACGGATATTTACCTGATGGATTAGGGTTACGCGCCCTGTAAGCCGTTATCGGATGGTAACAGGGCATACATCACCTCAAATCCTAAAACCGCCGCGCATCGGCACGGCACGAAGGTTTTTGCCTTTGACTTTCATAGCCGTGCGCGAAAACACACGGCGATCTTTTCCTGCACTCATACGTTTTCTCTTCATGTTTTAATCTCCTTACTTTCTATATCTTGGTGTAAAACCATCATCATTCGAATCACGGAAACCGCCATCACCATCAACATGCAACCAACGATGACCCTTAGAAGCAGAGGGTTCAAGATCATAATATCCGGTAGACTTCAAATCACGATTCAAGCCACGAGCACTAGAAGAACCACGTTTTAAAAAATTCCCAACACCGCGCATAAATACAGTACCAGGAACCATGTCAAGAACCGGACTTAAAGCTTGTGTCCAATCATTAACATGACGGCTCCACTGATGAGACGTGCTTGACTCATACTCTGCCTGTTTCTTGATGGCGGGGAGCATAATGTTAAACTTCTCCGCATTCTGACGAGCCATACTTGTAGTGGCTTTGGCCTCAGCAAGAGACTTAGTCGCAGAGGCCTCATTAGCCTCAATCTCAGACTTAGCGCGAGCGCTATTAAGCTCAGCAGACTGCATAGCCAAACGCATGAAACGATCAGAACTTGACGGATGGAACTTAGATGAAGCCAGACCAACAGCTCCGGCACTGGCCGGAGCAACAGACGTGCCACTTGTCGCCGACAATATCGGATTCAAACCAGCAGCGCGCAAATCATCTACACGCCATTGATTTTGATGCTGATAATTATAGACATTATACTCATTCTGTATCCTCTGCAACTCTTTCTGATACTTAAACTGTTTTTTCATCAGTTTCTTATCAGTCGCATAAGACATCATACCAGCAAGACCGGTATTAAAAAGATCAAAAACACCGTCGGCCATAGCGCCGCCAATACCTTGCCACATACATCACCTCACAATCAGAAATGATCAACAAGACCGGGAACCGAATATACCGGCATAGGCCGAACACACTTCAGTCGCATATAGCTGTCAAAGAGAAACTGAGGCTCACTCTGCACAGCAACAACACGACTTATCGGCGGCTGGTCAATAATAAAATCAGCATTGAGTTTCGGCAAATTGTCAAACTTTTGAGACAAATGCCAAACATCCAGTGTTTGGGGGTCCGTAGACCGGAACTTGCCGGTAATCAGAGACGGCTTATAGCGATACTCCGCCCAACGCTCCTGATAACCAAAAACCTCGTCATCAGTGGCATTACCTTGAGCATAAATCTCCTTATTGTAGACAGCCTGCTCACCGAGATGCGCAAGCGCGGGCCAGTAAAAATCAAAGCGTGTCTGGCGCGAGAACATACGATTAAGACCCTGCTGGTAAGTCAGATCGGCACGCACATTGACGAGACCGAGAATGACACAATGCTCGACAAAAGACTTTGTAAACGCGTGTTTGGAATCGGCATAAACGCCGAATGCAGCAAGATTACCTTGAGGAGTCGTAGTATCAGAGGCTGAAGTCTGGGCAACGGGATTAATGTTAATCCGTCCAGACGTACCACCAAGATATTCAGGCCGTTGCAGCCGAGCATCAGGGGAGACAACACCAAAATGCGCACGCAAAATCTCAGTATACCGAGTTCCACCACGGGCATCGCGCTCGTAAAGTTTTTGAATCTGAAAAGCCTGACGGAGACTGTTGATCGTCGTCGCAGTCGCAGACGAAAGATCAGCTTGTAAACCATTTGCCAACTGGCTATTAATCACACCCAAAACAGCTTGCTTATTATTGGTAGCTGTATAATTATCAGGCGGATTGATAAAAGGCGTAATAGTGCCGCCAACATTACCATAAGATTTGGTCAAAAAAGCAGCGGACCGAATATAATCTTCCGCATACTCAGCACTACCACCATAAATACCATAATGAGTAGTACCATCAGTCAACCACAAATTAGACGTAGGAGTCTTAGCGCTCAAAGGAGCAACTCCACCAAGCGGCAATTCAACGCCGGGTCCTTTTTGGGGCCAGGGAAGGCAGCTCGTAAAATAATCATGACGCTTGCCACGCCGAAGCAAAATATAATGTTCCGCAGGATCAGGACCATCATCCTTGTGCATCCATTGCGTAGTCTGCAAGTTTTCATCGCGAAACCACTCATTCCAAATCAGATTATAAGCACGATGCCACAGAGCAGAAGTTTTAAGGCCATCAACACCAGTAGGGATACCCATGTAATCTGCGAGACTTCCATATTGCCAGCCTCCAGCGGGAGCCTGAATTTGAGGAACCAAAAAATCGGTAGAATCACCGGGGTTTTCCTGCTCACCATTAAACTTTTGCCAATTATCCCAAATCAGACGAATCGGGACGGCGAAAAAAAACGTCTCCAAAAACAGGTTATCCATAAATGGAACAATCGGAGTAGCCAGCCGGCAGAACATGTTAAGATCTGCCTTAAATGTATCACCGGGAAGCGCCTCATCGACAAAAAACGGAACCAAATAACCAGCGTCAAACGTGGTTTTATAACCATGACTCCGGTCAAAAGACGACCTCGGAATATCCGCTCTGGGAATCATGGAAAAATTGTGTTTCATTACACTTCTCATAGCACAAAATTACCTTATCTTAAATTGTAAACCATTAGAACTTAACCAAATATATATTATGCGACGTTAGAAAGGGGCGTCAGGACGCGCGAAATGATC